TAAAGTCTCCAGTTTTTCACGATATTGTTCTTCACTTTCAAACTCAACACTTTCGGCAAGTGAAGCGAGCTTGTCTTTCTGAGTGGCAGCTAGACCACTAGAAATTTGTTCAAAGATTCCATCAGCAACCGACTCTGCGAGACGCTTGTTGAGTGAAATATTTCTTTCGATTTGCTCGTTGAGTTTTGTCTCCATCTCATCAAGTTTTTCTACCATACTCTCTAGAACATCATATTTATCTTCAGGGATTGATACATAATGTGCTTCAAAAAGTTCCTTCATACCGGAAAGGAACGATTCAGTCATTTCGGTTTTGAGACCATGCTCAATAACGAGTGAATTTTCTTCGAACCACTCGCCAGAAACATACTCTAGGTATGAATCTACACGCTCTGAAAGTATATTTTTAATTTCAGAAACTTCTTCTTCCAGAGCAGCAGTATATTGTGCCTCTAGTTCCTCTTTAATTTGAGAAACTTTGGAATGAATGGCAGCTTCGAAAATGGTTTTTGCTCTTTCTTTAAATTCTTCAGAAAGATCTTCGCCAGCGATAAGAGCATTAACATCTTCTTCGATGTTATACTCTTCTTCCATTTCCTCTTCTTCTTCGTCCTCTTCTTCCTCTTCTTTTTCAGACTTTTTCTTCTTACCTTCCTCTTCTTCGTCTTCTTCTTTAGCTTCTACTAGATCTTCATCCAGTTCAGATTCTGAAATTAGATCTTCATCTTCGAGTTCTTCTTCTTCCTTTACACCAGTAGCTGCCATCGCTGGCTTAGCACCCTTGTTAACAACATCCTTGACTTGCTTAAGTGTAGCGCCAGGAGTCTTTAATTTTGCAGAATCATCATCTGCTTTATAGTTTTCTGGTGTAGGTCCACCTAGATCTTCCCAACCACCAGTTTGTCCTGGAGTTGATCCTGAAAGGTGTGGCATCGCTTCCCCTGCCTTAGCATTTGCATTAACAGCGGTTTTGGATTGCTTAGTGCCTACTTCCATTTCTTGTAATTGTGTACCACGAGACATTTGAACTCTCCGATTTTCCTGTAGTAAATCTATATTTATTTATAAATTAATAAATTACAATTATAACGACTTTAAGAACTCGCTAAATATTGATAATTTATAATCCTCAAAAATACCTTGATCGACAAGGGTATTTATTCTCTTTTTTGTATTCTCTGCAACTTTTTCTCTCAGCATTCCGCCATCCCATACCCACTCTTTACCTTCCATGATTCCCTGAACAAAGGCATCAGGTGCGGATGGATCAGCGACAATATCAGCAGCAGTTGCAAGCATGAAGTCTTCTCCAACTTCAGTATATCCTTCTTTGGTTGGTCTTACTGAGCCAATACCACGAGAGGAAACGCCAAGAGTTACTCCTTCTTTGAGAAGTGACTCTGCAATTTTACCCATAGGTGTAGAAAGAATTTGTGCCTTACCAATAAAATTATTTCCTTCACGACGAAGGTCAACGATTTTATGTGATACGCGATCAAGGTTTACAGTAGGTCCATCTGGATGTCCAAGTTCACCAAGAGCACGACCTTTCTGAACATATTGTTCGGAATAACGCTTTACCTCTCTTTCCATTACAGGCATACGATACATTCTACCGTTCCTGTTTACAACTTCCGTTTGTAGGAAAGGACCTTGGATGTAAAGAGTTTTTTTACCGTCTTTTTCTTCGGTAATAACTTCTACTGATTCGATCTCTTCGGTAATAAGTTTCATTATGCTTGTCCTGAAATTTGTACTTGTTGAGCATAAACAACGCCTGCACCACCTTCTGTTCTTGCTGCAATTCTTAGTGAATTTCTAAGAGTTGCATCTTTTGCAGAAAATGCAGTAACAATTCCACTTGAGTTATAATCAACAACGATTCTTTCCTGATGATATCCATCATAACTTGATGATGTATTTACTGACAGAACTCTTGCATGATTGAAGTTATATAATACTTCAGATGCTCCAGTCAAAGAAACATGATCACCAACACCAAATGGTGACTGAGTTCCTTCTGCAAAATCAATTGTTGTGGTTGTCCCTTTAGTAACAGAAACTACTCTATTGGATGCTTTTGTTAAAGCAAGAGTTGCATTAGATCCTGCTGGAATATAATAATCGGCAGTAGTAGCAGTTGGATTTGTTCCAATAGCCACAAATGCTCCAGCAGTAACAGCAACCACTCTCAACACATCAGATTGAACTGAGAATGAAGTTGTTAATCCTGAAGTGGCACTTGTTGTAAGTGAAATGCCAGCACCAACTGGTCTATGAGCCATTATTCGTATAATACACTTTTAGTTATTTATTAAATTAGTAAATCTCCCTCCATTGAAGTGCTGCAGCAACGTTAGCAACAGCATTACCTGTAGTAGTAATAGTTCTTACAACAAGCACATAAATTTCAGAACTTGTTGAGTCTATATTTTGAACAATAATATTTTTCTTTGCGGCACTTAATGTTCCCGAGGCAACTGGTGAAAGTGAGTTTTGAGAAGCACCTGAGGGAACATAACCTGATGCAAACTCATCACCATCAATATAAGATGTAGCATCAACACAATATTCAACACCACTATTAGCAGAAGCAGATGTCCAAGTTAAAGTTCCGGCATTACTCAAATAAGCAGAACTTGGAAGTTTAATAACCCTATAAATGATACTGTTTGTCTCGCAATGTATTGAAAGATTATTTAATCTTACGGATATTCTATTTAGATATCCTTGAAAAATATTTTTAAGACGAATCGCAATCAATGGAAGTTCAGTTCCTGCTGGTGTTGGAGTTGTTCTTGATGTGGTCATCGTAACTGCAAAGTCAATACCACTTTCAACATATCCACCTTCTGACATTACAGAAGAACAAATCTGATCAAATGATGCTCCAATACCCACACCAGTATTTCTAATTTCACAACGAACTGGTAAGTTTGGATTGGCAATATAAACTGTTGCTAGATTGTTAGAGTGGAAAAATTCATGTGCAGTAATAAGTTGTCCATTATGAGCAAAACCACAACGGACTCTACCAACACCTAACCACTGGAAATCTATAAATGCAAGTTGAGTTTTTGTAATATCCAAATTGAACCCAGATGCTCCTGTTCCATCACATTTATCTCTGTTCCATTGTGATTGTGGGACTCTTGTTTCTGATGCAATTCCACTTACAAAAGATCTAATTACCCAGTTGTTTGTTCCAATACCAGCATTTACTCCATTAGAAGTGCTAAGACCAACTTGTTCAAAATAAATTCCATCTCTATCATCAAAATATCCAGTTCTTTTAGTTGCATTTTGTTGAGGGGCATAGAAGTTAAAAGAACTAAAAATTAGTTGTCCTTTTCCTGGTTGATAATGATGATAAAACTTTGTTTGGTGAATAGTAAATGCGGTAGATCCAATACCAGTTTGGAGTCTTGCAGCTGCTTGATTTTGTAAAAATGATACGGTTGAACCTGCTCCAGAACTACTATCCAAAAAGTTTGGATCAATAGCATAAAGATGCTTATAATCACCAAGGGTAAATAGTTCAGAAACTCTACTTCTACCAAATGCATCAACGGCATTTGTATCTGGATTGATGGTTACAACAGTTTCTGAAGAAATTCCAACGGTTCCAGTAACTGGAAATGGATTTTGAGCACTAATTATTTGCCCATCACTTGATGCGACACCTACAACTTCAAATAATGATCTTTCTTGGTTTAAATAATCTTGAGTTTGTATATTCCACTGAGCCATTTATCAATCAATCCATTCTAATTTTGATGGGTGGTATCTTTGTGCATTTTTGATATTTAAATTTTTCTCCGTTACTGGATAAATTTGGTGAACAACTGCTCCGGGATAATCTGATTGCAGTTGCTCTCCCAAATCTCTTGTGGAAGGAATTCCAGTTTTTGTAACTAATTCTAATCTGTATAAACTTCCCTGCCACATTACATCAGCGACGTATTCTTCACCAACTTGTTGTGGTTGTTCTGCTTGCGAATTGATATAAAGATTTCCTGTAAAATCTCCAGCAATATTAACTGATTCTGAGATAAATTGCTTAAAAGATTTCATTTCATTCCTCTTCTTGAGTTTCTTGTTCTTCTTGTCCGAACATATTTACTGCTACAGTCGGTCTAAATTCATCAACTTTTTCTGCCGCTTTAGAAAATAAAAGATCCTTTATTTTATCGCTAATTTGAGATGGTGACTCATCAGCAATAATCATATCCATTAAATCATCCATAGTTTTAACTCAAAAAATAATCAATAATATTTATATCTCACCACCTTTGGGCATTTCTGCTATTTTACCATCCGCCTCTACTGAAGCAGATTGAGCATCAAGATTTGGTTCCATTACAGGTTGACCCAAATCCATCTGGGAAGTTTGATCTAATGGCATACCTGTATTTGGATCTACTGGTGCATTTGGATCAGGAATAATACCTTTTTCAATCTCTTTTTTAATAATTTTATCCTGCTCCAGAATTTCTTCATCAGTTTGTCTAAGAATTTTTCTTCTTACATAGTCCTGCGAGAAATACTTTCCTACATATGGTTCAGCAACTTGAACCATATTTAGTCTTTCATTTAAAAGTTCAGCATCTTTTAGTTCTGCAAAATGATTATCATAAAGAAAATCATATTGAATATGCTCATTCATAATCTCCCAATCTTCTGGAGTAATGATGTTTTTAAGAATTAATTGAGTTTTTAGCATGTCGCTAAACATGTATGAAAATCTCTTTCTTAAACGAGCAACAAATTTACTAAATTTTACCTCATCCCTTAGAATTTCTGAAGAACGTCCAAGATTGAATCCACCCTCACCATCCATTCTTGATGGGGGAACGTTTAATGAACGATACAGTTTCTTTTTAAAGTACTCAATATCAGTAATTTCTCCAAGGTTTTGTCCTCCAGGAAGAGTTGAGATTTCAGTTCCTCTTCCACCTTCACGGCGAGGAAGCCAAAAATCTTCTAACATCGCCATGAACTTTTTATCATCTCTAATTTCTCCAGTGCTTGCATCATATACAAGTTTATTGCGATATCTCATCATAACATCTCTGAGATATTGCTCTGCTTTTACCTTTGGAAGATTTCCTACATCAATATAGAAAATTCTACGTTCTGGAGCACGAGACAATCTGTAGATGACAAGTGAGTCCTCAATCATACGTAATTGATTGAGTGCTTTGATTGACTTGTGCAAATATGATAGAGTTGATCCTTTATTTCTATCTACGAGACCGGAAGTGCAATAAGTGATAGAGTCTCTTGTCATTTTAATACCCTGAGACCCACCCATAGATGATGGATTTCCTGTAGGGTAGGTCATCTTTGGACTATAAATGAAATATTCTTCAATCTCAGGAAACTCAAAGTCCATAGGATTGCTAGAATTTGCATTTGCTAAACGATATTTGTCAGACTCTTTTTTCTTGTGCTGTCTAACATACCGCATTTTTAATGCGTCAATATATCTTAGTTCTTGAATACCTTCGTGCGGATTTTTTAAATCAATTACTTTATGATAGAAAAGTCTGCCATCAACATACCAGTTTCTATATATTTCGTGGGACTTTTTATCAAAATCAAGTAGTTCTAGAATATACTTGAATTCTTTTCTAATTTTATTCTTAATTCCATCACTAGCATTCAAATTCGATAGTTCAATTTCTACAGGACTATCGTTTGTATCACTTACAATAGCTTCATTCACAATATCTTCAATAGCACTATCACACTCCGGATGAAGTGCCATTTCTCTATATCTTTTGATTAAATCAAATTCTGTTCTGTAAACTCCCTCAATATCTACATACGAACCAAAAAACCCACTACTTAGATAATGATCAACCCCGTCCTCATTATTAGGAGGAACGGGGGATACTGTAGTGGGTGATACTGGTTCACTATCCTCAATAGAAAAACCAAATAGTTTTGCCATAATTTATTTTACTGTTTCTTTATTACCTATTTATTAGGTTCTTCTACCTTCCTGTGTGGAAACTAGTTCAAAGGATTGTACTTGGAATTCTACTGTAAATTCCTCAATCGTATCCGAACTATCATATGATAGATCAATAGCAGAAATATTTGTTGGGAAAATATCAACAAAGTTATAAACCTTGAGTATTGAACTATCTGTTCCAGCACTAGTTGTGCTGTTAACGGTAGATCCTCTTCCAAGTTGATAGACGGTTGCATTAGACATGTAAGCACCTGGATTGGTTGCTCCAAGATTGTTATCCAACTTAGAAATACCATCCATCCACGCTTCAAACGCATTTCTGAGTTTGAAATCCTCGTCATTAATAATGGTAACAGTCCAAGTGTCGAATGTTCTATCCCCAGCTACCTTGAAAATTCTTCCACGGAAAGGGACATCAATTGCTGCAACGTTAGATGCAGGTAATGCTGCCGCTTTACACATATACGTGAATTTGTCGGCATCCCATCCAGCTCCAACAGCAGCTGCTGGGAAAGTTGTTAATTCAACTTGGAATAGATTGGGTCTGGCTCCACCACCAGATAGCGCAGTTTTAAAATCTGAGATGGTCTTAAGTCTTGCCATGATTAGTACCTCCTTTAGTTATTTATTGAAAGATGATCAAACTGTACCAGCCACTTCTTCAAAACTAATACCAGTTCTGGTAGCAACAAAGGTCAGAGTTACATAATTGATGGACTTGGCGGGTTTTAGATAAATGTCAGCTCTAAATTCATTATTATCAATAACGTCAGGAGTATTATTTGTAGTGTCACAAACAACTAGGAATCCATACAGACCTCTCTTTGCCTGAACATCGCGGAGATATGGTTCAACTATATTCTTAAAGTTTGCTCTTGTCAGTTCATCATTTAGTTCGAACAATTGTGCTTCAGCAGCCTTTTGGAGTGCTTGCTCAATCGTTAAGAACAGGCGACGAACGTTAATTCTATCAAATGCAGATGCATATCCTAGAGCAGTTTTATCGCCAAATAGTAGAGTTCCTAATCCTGGTTGAGTTATAATTGCATTAACTCTTTGTGGATAGAGAAGATCTCTTTGTGCCTTAGATGGGTTATATGCAAGTTTAATAGCATTATTCAGAACTCCACGCTGCTGACCAGCAGGTGAGAACCATGGATAAGAAACAATATTTGTTCTAGTCATTAGACCAGCTACGTCAGCGTTACATGGAATGTAACGGAATTGGTTATTGAAGCGATCGTAAGTATACTTATAACCACTATCAAATATTGCATATGATGAAGATGATAGTGAACTAAAGAATCTGATGATATTATTCGTTTGTGTAGTTGTGTTAGTAACTCCAATTAGATTTGCTCTGTGAGGAGAAACTACAGCAATACAATCTTTTCTACTATCGGCAATTGAAATTAGATAATTTGCTTTTGCTTGAGAGTCTGATTCTGTATCAAAACCTGGGCCATTAATTAAATAATCAACTTCGATTTCATTTTCATTTGCAAAATATCCATAAGAAGTAATTAAATCTCCAAGAGTAGCCTTCATTCCACCAGAAGCAGAATAATCTACTCCACCAGTTAGAGCATACGTTTTATTGCCAATAGCACTAAAGGTTACTCCTTGAGCGTCTAATCCCCAGAGACCTTGTGCAGTTGTGTACTTAGTAAATCCTGTTGAGAATCCAGTTGCTACGGGAGTTGTTCCCCAATATGCATCTGCTGCAGAAGATGGATTTGAACCAGCGTAAACCTGTGCTGAAAAATCTGCGAGATACTGTTCATACCAGATTTTTTGTGGAGAATTTACTGCTGATACTGCATCAATTGCCTTTGAGAGACTCAAGTGCTTTTCAAGAATGGTTGCCTGATTGCCAGTTATTGAACCTAGATCATCAACAACTACAACGTGAATTCCATCATTCTTGCCCTTTCTTTCTAAACTATATCTATTTGATACTGGTTTAGGAGCAATTGACTTCCAGAATATTGTCGAATTGGTGAGTCCAAGAGTTTGCTGATCATACCAGTCAGTTACTGCAGATGCAGTT